CCACCCTTATTCGCCAGCTCGGGCGGCCCGTCGGCGGCCTGTGCAGCACCGGCGGCTTCGCTGTCGGCAGAACCTGCAGCAGCCGCCGCCACTGGTAATTGGCGTAGTCCCCTGCTGATTGAGGGTGGGTGATCTGCAGATTCACGGTGCGGGCATAGCGGCTGAGGCTGCCCTTGCCCAGGCAGAGGCCGAGCACCAGCCGCGTCAGCAGCAAACCCTCGTCCGGATTGGGTTCTCCCTTGACCGGCAGCAGTTCGGCAGCACGCATTTTGGGCCATGATTGCACAAGCACAGGCTACATACCTTCAGCTGCAGAGCGGATACGAGCGGCCTGATTCGCACAAGGTCGGATCAAGGAACCACCCCCGCCGCCCATCTCAACGTCCTCTGCAGAGTTCATTATGGTCTGGCTGGATACGGACTTCCCGAAAATCCTGGGAGCAGAATTGCATCGTCCGGTGCCAACTTATGTTGCTGAGTTCTTCCTGGAGCCGGCGACTGTTCACGACTTCTCCAAGGTTGTTGGTGAAACTGTTCAGCTGGACCGCTACAATATGTGGGGGGCACCAGGCACGAAAGAGTCCCGTCGTCGCACCCCGGACCAAATCATCGGCACCGGATCGGCGCGTTCGATTGGCAAGCAAAAAGTGCTGGTTACCCTGGAAGAATTCACCGGCCCGGCGGATTCCGTCGATCCGATGCAGCCTAGCAGCTTCAAAGTCAGCAAGCACAACTTGATGACTTCCCAGCGGCTTCTGTTCGATACCGGCAACATCGGAGCCTTCCATTCGAGCATCGGCAGCATCACTGTGCTTGATGATTACCGTCGCTGGAGAGATCGAACCTTCCTCAATGAGCTTTACAAGCCCTACTCCCGTGGCAAGTCTGACTACAACACTGGTGGTTATTACTTCCCCCAGGGTCTGACCGAAGCCGAGCTGGCTGCCCCCGGCTACGACATCAGCACCGCTGGCGGCAGCGATCGGGCCAAGTTCTCCGTCAAGGAAGACCTGCTCGGTCTCGTCGCCGACATGAGCCAGCGGAACGTCCCCCGCTTCTCCGACGGTTTCTATCGCTGCATCTGCGATCCCACCTTCATGAAGCATCTGCGGCAGGATCCCGACTTCCGGGAAGTCAGCCGTTACCCCGGCACCGGGATGGTCAACCCCGCCGCCCCCTACCTGCAGCCGAACGCCAATCTGTTCCTCGGCACCGGCCCGGCCTACGGCGGCTCCGGTTCGGTCGGCGGGATGCCTGCCATGCCCACCGGCTTTGTGTTTGAAGGTGTTCGCTTCATCGAATCCACCAACATCCCCCGCCGGGAGTACAATGTGGCGATCAAGGGCGGCAAGGGCTACACCGGCACCACGCCGAAGATGACACCGACCGGCACCGCATTCTTCTTCGGAATGCAATCGGTTGGGATCGGAATTGGAGGTCAGGATGCGACAATCTGCATTAACTCCAATGATGACTATGCACGCTTTATTCAAATTATTTGGCAGCTCTTTGCCGGCTTTGAAGTGCTGAATTACGACTTCATCACCGTTGCTCATAGCTTTGTCTACAGCCTCGCTTGATTTGCCCTTAGCTCTATTGCTCAACTTCGCATCATCTCTCAATCATGGCTGAAACCTACAAGGTCATTTATCCAGGCAACTGGGTGAACCGGCTCAGCACCTACGGGCTCCCTAACGCCGATTTCATCGCCAACAAACGCCCCGCTGGTGATTGGGCGGATCGCCAGCAGCAGGCCGTCAACTACATCCCCGGTTGGCTTGCCGTCACCAAGACGGCCCTCGTTCGCGTCACCAGCTCTCCTGCCACCATTCTCCGGCCCTACATCCCCGCCCCCTGCACCAGAGGCGACGACAAGCCTCTGGCCGATGTGACGCAGCTCGTCGTTCCCGTTGGCGCTCTCCTCTACCGTCTCGGTCTTCGGGCGGTGTCCCTCGGCAATCAGCCGGCCTACGCCAGTCAGGGAGCGAACAACCCCTACAGCGATCTGGGCTCCGGCATCGGCTGCACCGTCGCCAGGAGCCAGCTTGTCCTGGCCACGGCCCTGCCGACGGTTCTCAACACCGGCTTGATCACCGCTACCGCAGCCCAGACCACCAACACTCCCGCCGCCACCAATGGCACTGTCCCGACGGGCGGCAACCGCCTCACGGCCAGGACCGACCTGTCCCTGCCGATCGCATCGACGGCGGTGACGGCGGTGCCTGGTTCCGCCAACGCTGCTGTCATGTCGGCTGATAGTGCCTTCAATGTCTATTCCGTTGATGCCACCGGCATCGCGGCCGGTGGTGGCTTCTCCACCAATGTCCCCGGTGGCGTCTACATGGTGGCCGAGGTCTCTTACCTCGTGCCCGATGCCGTCGCCCCCCTCGATCGGCTGCCCCTGCCTGGTCATCAATACGCCGGCTATTACGGTTGATCCCTGCCGCAAAGTCCCTAGACTCCACGCGGTGTTGAACAAGGCATCGACGGCCCCGCAGGACACGGGGCCGTTTTTTTTGGCCTTGCTAGACTTGGCGAAAACACGCATCGGCAAATGCTGTACCAGGACAAACGCAGCAATCAGCGCGTCGTCGCCTGCGGTTCACGTCAAGAAGATGAGCCCTTCTTGATGGTTCGCGCCGAAATTGGCGATCCCTACTACGCCCATGTCGATCACCTCGTCCCGGTCGATGCCTCCACCGGCGCGATCCTTCCTGACGATGATCGCGGCCCCGCTGCACCGGAAGAGGATCTGCCGCTGCCAGCACAGGCGATCCCCCTGGCCGAAACCCGCCTCAATCTCAACACCGCTACCGCCGAGATCATCGCCCAGCGTGTTCCTGGCCTCACCTACCGCATCGCCAAGGCCATCAAGGAGTTGCAGGTCACGCTCCCCCAAGAACGCTTCGCCAACCTCGATCAAATCCGCGCCGCTTCCTCCCGCATCGACTGGGACGCCATCTTCACCAGCAACTCCTTCTTCCTGGGTTAAGCGGCTATGCCGCTGGCATTCCCAACGACTGGGCGAGGCGAGTGGAGACGGAGGTATCGGCGGGGCCTGGGATGGCGTTGACGAAATCAGAACCGGAGCGAAGGGCCATGGAACGGGCCTGGCTGCGGCGGTAGTTGATGACGACCATGCTTTCGGCAAGCCGGTCACATTCACGCAGATAAATCTCGCGGTACATATTATCAGCAGAGAGCGGATCCGAAATCTCAATCGAACGGTTGGCATCACCGAAGATGCGCTGGGTGCGTGATGGTGCGATCTGACCCGTCGCATCAACATCCTTGAGCACTTCGCTGTTCTCCCATGCCCGATCGCAACGGTCGAGGTGGTTGACAATCCGTTTCATCCAGTCCTCGTTCGGGATCCGGTTGCAGGCTTCAATGAACCGTGCGGTATCACCGACGGGGATCTGGGCGCCGGTGTTGTAGCCCAGGTGGAAGGCCGCCCGGTTCTGGTTCCGCTGGCTCAGCCGCATCACAATCTCCCGTCCGTAGCCTCAGGCTATGGCGACACCTCCCTCGCAGCAGCCCATCGGCCGCGTCACCCTCACCCCTCCCACCGGCCATAGGCCGGTTTCCAGCGGCGCCATGGGCGCCGTTCCAAGCGGCTACTCCGGCAGGCCGAACCAGCCTGTTGCAGCGCAGCCGGCCTCTCCGCAGTCCGAGCTGGCACCCCAACACAAAGCCCCCTATGGGGGGACGGGGAGCTGGGGGTATGACCGTATTGCGTCGATGCGGTCGGCTGTTGCAGAGATGGGCGACCTGGAAGGGACGGAACTCGGCGGCAGACTGCGCTCTTACCTCAATGAGAATCTGAACCCTGATGATGCCGGTGACATCGGCGCTCCCGTCGGTGCTCGCGCTAACAACAGCGCCGTCTGGCCCGGCCATAGGCCGGTTTCAGGCGGCCCCGTTGGGGCCGTTCCAAGCGGCTACTCCGGCAGGCCGAACCAGCCTGTTGCAGCGCAGCCGGCCTCTCCGCAGGCCGAGCTGGCACCCCAATACAAGGCCCCCTATGGGGGCGGCGCCATGGGCGCCGTTCCGGGTGGTGCGCTCGGCAGGCCGAACCAGCCTGTTGCAGCGCAGCCGGCCTCTCCGCAGTCCGAATCGGTATCCCATATCGAGGCGCCTTTGGCGCCGCCGATGGCGGCGAGGGAGGTTGGGGATCGGGCATTGACGGCGATTGGGCGGAAGGCGTTTGCGGCGCAGCTGTCGAGTCCGACAGGGTTCTATGGCGGGCAGGACAAGGTGGTGGCGCCGCTGACGGCGAAGGCAGGGATGAATCGTGGTGATGCGCTCGCGGCCTTTGGGGCGCTGGGGCAGAAGCCACCGGCGGATCTGTTCTCGCCGGTCGATTTCATTCAGGCCGATCTGCTCGGCAGCCGCGGCCAGGGCCTGCCGGGCATCACCCGGAATCTTGGCTTCCGGGACCTGGGGGTTGACCCCCAGCGGTTCCGCCTCCACGGCGGCCAGCTCAACACATTTCGTTGAACATCATGCAGGACATTGGCGCAGACCTCGAACGGCTGCAGCAGCAGGGCCAGCGATTTCTTGGCGGCGATGCGGCACGCAATCGGCAGATTGCTAATGCCACCGCCATGCCAGGCGCTGGCATTGGCCTCAATCCCCAGCGCGTGCGAGATGTCGCCGAGAACGGTGGTGGCCCCGGTGGGCCCAACCTCTACAGCGACGGCCCTAGCGGCAAGCCGTCAGGACTTGAGGTGAAGCTGGCCAGCGGTCCCGCCTCCCGCCAGGGGCTGCGCTTCAATCCCTGGCGGGGGACGAATCCGGAGGAGGCGGCAGCTCTGGCGTTGCCGCCCAACACGCCGGGGCAGCTGCCGCCTGGCGCCAGCCTCGGTCCGCGGCCGATGCCGGCCCAGACTCCGCCATCGGGGATGCCGCCCGGCATTTCGCTGCCGCGGCCGATGCCGGCGGGACAGCCTGGCCCTGTTCATCGTCGCCCCTATTG